TAGATCCTGTCAACATTGCGTATGCTTTTTTGCCAGGAGGCATGGCAGCAAGAGCTGGTCAATTTGCAGCCTACGAAGGAGGTCTGGAAACACTACGTCAAACAGCCACTGAAGGTAAAATAACTGACCCTACTGCTATTGGAGTTACTGCTGCTATTGGTGGTGCAGCATCTTTAGGAATAGATGCAGCGTTAAGAGGATTTTCTAAAGAAGCTAAAGAATTAATTGAAGAAACTTCAGAAAATGTTGTAAAAACAGAAACATCTGTCGGTACTAAAGTAGACACAGTTACAACTCCTAAAGAAAATTTAGCTCCTGTAGTTACACAAGCTGATCATGTAAGAGCTTGGTGGAGAAAATCATTACAAGGACAACCAACAGAACTTTCTCAACTTAGACAACGTGCTATAGATGGAGAAAATATCCCACAAGCAGATTTTGTTAGAGCATTTTGGAGAGCATCAGGAGCTGAAAAAGGAAAGATAAATGCAGATCCTGTGTTATCTACAGTAGAAGTAAAAACAATTCAAGAATCAGTAGCATCATTAGAAAAGTCAGCAAAAAAACTTTCTTTTGATGAGTTAGGTTATCAAGACAGATTAATTCAAGTATCAAAAGTAGATAATATTCTTAAAACTTTAGAAAAAAGATTAACTAACCCTAAATATAATAAAACTAAAGTACAGGCTAGAATAACTGAATTAAATCAATATAAGAAAAAACTTGTAACTAATATAGATCAAGATGGAATGTCTTTAGTTACATCTAAATCTGATGCTATTTTTGACACCATAGAAGACTTAGCTTCTAAAAATAAACTATCCACAAATATTTTTGCATCGTTGATGGCAGAAGCTGTAAGACCATTAGTAGGTGCAGCAGGGGGCGGTGTAATAGGAAATATGTTTGATGATGATAGTGATCATAATTGGATGTATTGGGGATTACTTGGAGGGGCAGGATTTGGACATTTAAGCAGAAGATTAAATAAATCAGCAGCTCTAACTGATGTTCAAAAGGCTAATGGTGATTTAGTTATTAATGAAGCGTATCACTCATTAGCTGGTAGAGCGATGGCTAAGTTAAAGATTATGACTTCTTCTACTAACGCAACTAAAATGGATGCTGCTGGAGGCTGGGCTAAAGTAATAGGTAATAAATTATTTAGTCGCATAGGAACAGGAGATGCTTATTCTCTTGAAGCCAAAGTACAAAGATTACATTCTGATTTTTTTGAAAGATTAAATTCTGTTGTTACATTGCCTGAAGCTAAAAATATTTTAGAACAAGTAGGCACTATAACAGAAAAAAGTATGTTACAGCTTAATGAAGCTAATAGAACAGTTAATACTGTAGCTGGTGAAGTAATGAGAGGATTTACAGATATAAATTCTCTTAAAGCTGGTTATAAAGGAATAGCAGGAGATTTAGCTCCTTTAACAAATAATCAATTAATAACTGTTAAAGAAGCAGTTTCTGGTTACAAAGAACAATTAAAGTATGTTAAAGGATTAGTCGAAGATGCAGGTATTTCTTTTAAAGATTTAGGAGAAGATTATGGTCTTCCTCAACTGTGGAATATAGCAAAGGCAGATGCAGATTATTTTAGTTTTGTTAAAGATTTAGAAACAGCCATTGATATACAGAAAAGAAATGGAGGCAAAAATCTTAATGCAGACAACTTTGCTACTAATGTAACAACTAAACCTGCTTTTAGAGACACAGTTCAATCTAGAAGAAGTGATTTTTTTGATCGTGATCCTGAAACAGGACTAACAACATTTAGAAAAGAAGCTGTTTATTTTGAAAATACACGACAATTAACTGATAAAGCGGCTGTTAAGTTTTTAGCTGAGAAAGGCTGGTTAAAATTAGATGCTCAAGAAGTATTAACTGAGTATGGATTACAAACAATTAAAGTAGCAGAGTTTGCTAAAACATTTGGACCTAATGGAGAAGTTATTAATCTTGCTTTTAATAGGACTAGAGATGCTTTTAAAAAATCTGCTGTTAATTTAAATCCAAAAGAAGCTCAAAAGATAGCCTCTGAAAGAGAAAATTATGAAAATTTAATAGTAAATGGAATAGAAGCTTTTTGGGGAAGATATGGTAGACCTCTACAAGGAGAAGTAGGGCAAACAGCTACAACTGCTGTAAGAACACTTCAAGCATTAGCTAATATGAAGTATCTAACAACTGTTGCTATTGCTAACCTTCCTGATTTATTACAGCCTTTTATTAATAGTAGTTTTGGTACAGCAGCTAAAGTTGCATTGCAAAAACCTTCAAAAAGTTTTGCAAAGCAAGGAAACTTTAAATATGACAATACTTGGGAAAGAGAGTTAATGAATTTTACTTCTGGAGGAATGATTGAATCCAGAGGACAAGCATTTTTAGCTAATACTCAAGATATTTATTTTAAATTAGTAGGTTTAAAAAAAGTTACAAATGTAGCTAGAAATTTTGCTTATGATGTAGGTGTTAATAGAGCCTACAACTTAGCGAAAAAAACTAAACTTAGTAATTCTGAGCTAAAAGAATTAAAAACAATGGGATTAACTAAGGATAATTTAAAAGTTATTGGAAAACATAAAACTGTAGATGAAGCTTTTGGAGATACTGCAGGAGCGAATGTTTTTTTAGATATAGCAGGAAGACAGTCTGCAGATAGAGATGCAATTATACCTTTAATGGGGAATAGATTGTTATTCACTCAACACCACAATCCTTTTATTAGATCAATGGGTCAATTTTTATCATGGACTATGGGTAAGTCTGCTCAATTAAATAGATTGTTAATTAGAGTAGAAGATGGAGATGCAAGACTAGCGTTAAAAATGTTAGCTGCTGTTCCTATTTATGCAGGACTTAGAGAAATGAAAGGATTTGTTAATCCTAGTGCTAAAGAAGATCCTTATGAAGATGAAGATTATATTGATAAAGCTTTTAGAGGATTAAAAATATCAGGCCAAGTTAATAATTGGGCTGTAGATAAAATAGCTGAAACAATTAAATATAACATTTCATCTAGAGATAATTTTACTGGTGGATTTTCACCAGCAATGGGATACATGGAAGAATCTATTAAAGCTATAGCCAGTGCTTTAGGTGAAGAAGACTTTGAAGATGCTGCTAAGAAAATAGGTGAGACTGTTCCTATAGTCTCTCAAGCTATAGATGTAGCAGAAAAGTATGCAGTAGGTGGTGAAGTAGATGTACCTAGAGCAGCACCAGAGCCTGATGAAAGAATAGATAAGATGACAGGCTTACCTTACAACATCCAGGCAGGTATCCCTTTTAGAGATGAAGAAGACCCTATTAAAAGACTAGGACTTGCAGGTGGAGGCATAACTTCTGATCCTTTACAAAGGTTAAAGTTTGGATTAGGCGGTGGTGTCTATAAACTAGGCAAAGCTTTATTGAAAGCTTCAGGAGATGAAGCAGTAGGTGCATTTGAAAGTACAGCGGCTAAGAATCTAGCTAATGCTACCCCTGATGGAAGTGTAGATGATGTAGCTAAAAGTTTAGACGAAAATCTAACGACTGTTTCATTAGATCAGTTTAAAAAATTAAATAAAGGGCGTGACGCAACGATTGCTGAGAACATGGATGAGGCAGATATAGCTGCTTGGCAAGAAGCTAATAAACTTCCAGAAAGTAAAAGGCAAAAACAAGAGCCAGAAGTTATTGAATCCTTACAGAAAGTATTAGCAGGTAAAAAACCTATAAAAAAACATAATAAGTTAGTTGATGAGGAATTTCCTCCATTCTTGTATACAAAAGAAAATGCACCTGAGTTCCCCACATTAGTAGAGGTTAAAGGGGCTGTAGGTAAGAAAACTTTAACAGGTGGTAGAGGCATTATAGATGCTGATATTTCTGTAGATGAAGGGCGTAGAGTTTCTTCTAGGCTAGATATACCAGCGTATGATCAAAGAGGTGTCTGGGCTGTAACTTTGCATGAGCCTGGGAAAGGGGGCAAGGCTTTTGCTTATGGACAATCTGCTATATTAAAAAATGTGGAGTTTACTACTAATCCAAAAGATGCTTTAGATATTGCAATGGGACAAGCTAAAGGAACTATTGCTCGTATTGAGGGAAATTGGGTTAATCATAATCCTATAGAAACTTATAGAAGAACTCTGGATTTACTAGATAGTGATGAATGGGTTCAAGTAGGTATGAATCCTTATAAACATTCTTATTTTTATGACAAAGCAACTATGAAGCCCTTAAAGTCTGCCTCAGAAGTTATACAGGTTGGACCTTTAGTCCTTGCTAAAAAAGATAAAAATTTAATATATGCAAACGCTGATGATTTTAAAGTTGATTTAAGTCCTCAAAGTATAAAAGGTAAGAAGAAACTTAGAGATCAAGAAATAAACATAGACAGTGTTTTTTTTATGGAAGGAGGCAAGGTACTTAAAGCCTTGGCAAGAAAAAAGTTAGCTACAGGAAGGGAAGTAGATCCTTCTATGTTTCGTGCTGATGGTTCTAGAAAATCTGCAATAGGATTTCTTGGGCAAATAAAGAATAAGATTACAGGGGGAACCATGACTGAGTTCTCTACTGATATGATGTATAAGGGTAAAAAAATTGAAATTCCTACGCTGGTTCCTACACAAAGTAAAGAAGCTATAGAGTATATGCAAAACATGGAGCCAGAAAAGGGGTGGAACATGGAAAACCCTATGGATAGACAAATAATAAATACGGCTCGTGAACACGCTAAAAGGCGGTTAGATCAAGGCAAGTTTCAATTTTATGTAGATGAAGAAGAACAAAGACTTAATAAAGCTGAAGGGAGTTCTATAAATCAAAGTAGTTTTAAAAACATAGCGTATGGGGAAATTTCTAAACTTATAGGATTTAAACCAAAACACTTAAAGTTTGCTATAGATTCTGATAAAGAATATAGCCTTGAATCTAGACTGCGTGGTACAGGTGATTCTATTAGACACGTTATGTTAGGTGCTGCTGCATACTATTCGGATAATCCAAAATTGGCTAAAAAAGCTATAGATTTTAGAGATAAGTATTCTTTTGATGATAAAAGAGGTATACGAAAAGATATTGAAAATAATCAAATAGGTTATGATTTAGCTAAAGAATCTGACTCAATGGAAGAGGTATTAGAGAAAGCTTTATTTTTAAATGAAGCAGGGAAGCTTGGTAAATTTAAATAATGAATAAACAAAACGTATTTGAACAACTAAAAATAGATGAAGGCATTAAACATGAATGCTATCTATGTTCAGAAGGCGTACCTACCTTTGGTATAGGTCATAAGATATTAGAATCAGATCCTGAATATGGTAAGCCCCCAGGAACAGAAGTAGATGAAGATAGAATATGGGAAGTCTTTGAGACTGATCTGGAAATATCTATTAATGAATGTGAAATAATGTTTGGTAAAAGTATCTGGAGTGGTTTCCCTGATGAAGTAAAAGAAGTCTGCGTAAACATGATGTTTAATCTTGGTAGGCCCAGGTATAGTGGATTTTCTAAACATATTGCTGCTTTACAATCTCATAACTGGACTTTAGCAGGGGCTGAAGCTAGAGATAGTAGATGGCATAGACAAGTAGGAGCTAGAGCTGAACGTCTTTGCCTAAGATTAGAAGCTCTATAATGTAAATGTTTGCTGAACTTGCAGCAATCACCAGTGCTATATCTGCAATCAATAATACTATTTCCACCTTCAAGGAAGGTAAAGCTAATGCCCAGCAAGCTGCTTCTTTGTTGGGTAAGTTTGGCACGACTGCCCAAAAGCTGGATGATTGGGAAAAGAAGAAAAAACTTAAACGCCCTTTAACCCCTAAAGAGGCGATGGATCTCTCTATAAAGCGTAGGGAAATCAAAAACATAGAAAGGAAAATTAAAGACCATCTTATGATGGCTGGCATGTCAGATGTCTGGAGAGATGCTGAACGCATCCGACAGGAATCAGAAAGAGAGCACCTTCAGTATTTAAAAGATATCCATAAGAAGCGTAAAGAAAGAAATCGCAAGCTAAAAGAAAGAGCTACTGCTGCTTTCATTATTATTGCTTTGTTGTTTTTATGCTGGTCTGGATGGTTTCTTTACGGAGCCATAAAAGAATCAAGGATTGAAGCAGCTAAAGAACGTCTAGAACAGTTAAAAGAAAGACAACGCAACATAAGAAAATGCGGCAGACATAGATGTTGATGGTATTTTTGTTAGTAGTGGTTGTAGATGGTGAAGTAGTGTCAGATAATGAGATGCTGTTTAGGGATGTATATAGGTGCAATGTATTTGCAAGTGCAATAGAGCAGGGCAAGTGGAGTCCTAATGATAGACCTTACTACCGCCAGAAAAATGTTACCGCATATTGTGTCCCTAAGAGAGTTTCTAAAAACCAGCCCCTCTACGAGTAGGAGTAGACATATGTGGCAACTAAGTGCAGGTCTTGGAATAGCTTTAGTAGTGGTATCAGGTGGTTTTAAATTATATTACGATAAAACTGAAGCTGAAAAAGAAACAATGGCAGCACAGTTAAGACAGTCTGCAGACAATCAGTTATTACTAGAGAACAGCATTAAGGGTCTTAATGATCAAGTGTTAAAGGCTGAAGAAGATAAAAAAATTACATTTCAAAAGATTAATCTATTACAAGAGCAGAACCAGGAAGCTCTTGCAGAAGTTAATAACCTTAAAAGTAAATTTGATAAACACAATATGAATGTTCTTAGTTTAAGAAAGCCTAAACTGATAGAGAACATTATTAACAAAGGAACTAAAGGGGTCTTGAATGAATTTGAAACTCTTACTAATCCTGTTAGTAGTATCCAGTAGTGGCTGTAGTTTACTAGGTAAAGATCCTTATATACCTGAAGTAAAGCCAGTAGAAGTAGTTACTATTACTAAACCTGCTGCTATATATCATCCTCCTTTACCTAATCAGGTAAGGACAAAACCTGTAGAATGGAGAGTATTGACTCCTGACATTATGGATGAGTATCTTACAGACTTGAAAGAAGGCAACGCACCTACTAATGTATACTATGGTGTCAGCCCTACAGGGTATGAAAATCTATCAGTTAATATGGCAGAACTTAAAAGATATATACGTCAGGTACTTTCTATAGTCACTTACTATAAAGAATTAGATGAGGAAGAAGATGCCAGCAAAGAAGAAAACTCAGACCAGAAAGAAAAGTAAAAGTAAAGTTAATGAAGCAGGTAATTATACTAAGCCTACTATGCGTAAGAACTTATTTAATAAAATTAAAGCAGGTACAAAAGGCGGTAAAAGTGGGCAATGGAGTGCGAGAAAAGCTCAGTTATTGGCTTCTGAATATAAAAAGAAAGGTGGGGGATACACATAATGCCTCTTAAAAAATCACAGAAATCTTTAAAGAACTGGACTAAGCAGAAGTGGCGTACTAAATCAGGTAAACCTAGTGCTAAAACAGGAGAAAGGTATCTACCTGAAAAAGCTATTAAGTCTCTTAGTAACAAAGAGTATGCAGCCACTACTAAAAAGAAAAGAGCAGATACAAAAAAAGGCAAACAACATTCAGCCCAACCTAAAAAGATTGCAAAAAAAACTAAATCTTATAGGAAATAATTATGGCCCATGAAGATAGAAAAAAAGCCATGCTTAAAAAGCACAGGCTTAAAGGTGTAAACAAACCTAAAAGAACTCCAGATCATAAAACTAAATCTCACATGGTACTAGCTCAAGAAGGACATGAGCTAAAGCTTATAAGGTTTGGGCAACAAGGAGTTAGGGGAGCAGGTAAAAATCCTAAGACTGCTAAAGATAAAGCCAGGAAGAAGTCTTACTATGCTAGACATAATGCTCAAGATGCCAAGCCTTCTAAGATGTCAGCTAGGTACTGGTCACATAAAGTAAAGTGGTGACTGTTTATGATTACTACTTTATATCTTATATCACTACAAGTCTGGATTAACTTTGATACCTTTGAAGGCGATTATCAACTAGACGATTGTGCCAAAATAAAAGAGCATATACAGGAGAACTTTCCTGTTACAGCTACTTGTGTAACTGCCTGGGATGATATTCTAATCCATGATTCAAAAGTCTATATTGATAGTTTACAAATCAAATAACCAGCAATAAACCCTAGACAGAAAGCAAGCTCCATTAATCCTTGTAAGCCTCATTCTTTTCAGTAGCAGGATCATCAGGAATAAATCTACCAAATTTATCTCTTGCTCTTTTTTTTATGTCAGTTACTTTTTCACCAGCTTTTTCTTTAACTTCTTCAAGTCCCTCAGACACAGTATTCTTTACTTCTTCTACTACATCTTCTGTTTTTTTCTTAACATATTTTCCTGATGCATTAAAAGTATGCTCAGACTCAGCAAATAAGTTTTTAAACCAGTTTAGTATAGACATCGTTTTCTCCTGTGTGTAATATCATTATTCCCCTATCTTTTTATTCAAATCTAATTTGTGCTTAACAGGCTCTGAGATAGGGGGTTTACTTTCCCCATAGTATACAAACACCAATGCATTGCACTTGGGACAAGAAAGGTTTGTCATCATGGCGTGATCATCGTCATCTTCAAGATCCTGATCACCACCCCAGATAAGTTCAGTTTTACAGACCCAGCAATTCATGCCCATACATGGGTCTTCTTACTACCATCATATTTGATAGCGTGGCCCTCCTCTATTAATAGTTTACAGATGTTTCTTTTACTGTCGTGAGTAAACATATCAGCCAACAGCCTTCCATATTTATCTAGTTTGCCTCCATTAAGAGACTCAATATAAATAGCTTTACCACAAAGTACCTTCATTCTGTTCTTAGCTGCTAGGCCCAATACCTTCTCTGCTTTGTTTCTTGTTCGTGACTCTGGGGTGTCTATACCATTGGCTCTAAGTCTAACCTTACGATAAACACCAAAAGATAAATCCAGTAAGACATCCACAGTATCCCCATCTACAACACGATCTACTTCAGCTTTGTAGATATATTGTTGTTCTATTTTCTTTTTACTCATGGAAACCTGCCCTCTTTTAACTTAGCTATTAATTTATCTTTAAACCATTGAGCCTTATTGAGATCTTCCACACCATTCTTATTAGGATACCTCCAATCATATTTCATAATGCTTCCACGCAAGTATCCAATAAATTCTTCTGGAGTTAACATAGCTTCAATAGCATCTATACATTCAATAGTATCTGTTTTGTAGTGGCTAGGATTAATTTTATCATCTACTATTGAACCATTAAAAATTTCATATGCCACTTTCTCCTCCTTCCATTCTTTAGGTTTACCTGCATTATAAGCTCTGTCCCAAGCTTCAGGTGGCTCATCGTCCAGGCTCATTTTAATATCTGTTTTAGGCAAGCTGTTCTTCCAATCGTTCATCAGATTTCCACTCTTCAGGTAAGGTATCAGAGGTGTACCATTTAAAATTGTTTTTACTGGCCCACTCTCCATGACTTCTTTTAGTACCGTCTTTTCTTTTTTGGGCAAAAGGCATAGGTAAAGTAGGGTCAGCAAATAAAAAAACTAATTCAGTATTAGGAGCTAATGTTTTTCTAATCCATACATACTTATTGTATTCAGCGTGATCCCAGAATCTTCCTTTTGCTTCAATCAGAATCTTTTTTTTACCAAACCATTTTGTAAAATCAGGCTCATATTTATGTTCAATTACATAGTCAACAGTATCTCCATGATGTTCCCAATCTTTAAGAACTGTAGCGTGTAAAGTTCTTTCAAAGGCAGAATCATATCCACCTTTAGATCTTCTTAAATCAGGTGGACGTTTCTTTCTTTTTCTCTGCATTAACCTCTGCCTGTTTGTTGACAATAATTTTTTACATCTAATAATGATATAGATTCTAGTGGTTTAGTTTTAAGAAGTCTTTTTAATATAGACTTCATTCCTTTACTAGACATAGCGATAGCATAATAGTAAGAATTATTGTTGGCATACTCTGTTTTAGATATAGAGTTTTTAGTTACTTTGGCCCCTTCTTCATCTGATAAGTTTTCTTTTAACAGAGCCATACAATATTCTTCTGCTGTTCTATTTAGTTTTTTCATTAGCTTGGCATTCATAGTAAAGCCACCTCATCTACTTTAGGTAAAACTGCAACTCTGGTTAAATACTTTAGACCATTAGAGTATCTAAATGCTCTTAGTCCCTGGCCTCCATTGCTATCCTGCCAACAATCATGTTTGTGAGCGCAGTACACACAACCAACAGCTAACTTCATATTGCCTGATTTACCTTCAGCTACAGGCTGATAACACAATGCAGGGGGATCGTCTTTAGTTATAGCTTCTTTGATTTTTTCAATCTTGACTCTGGCATTAGGCTTAACCAGTTCTCCTGGTTCATAAGTAGTAAGCTCTCCTGTCTCTTTATTGATAGCAAGAAAGCCTCCTCTGGTGGTTTCTTCAGCAGTCTCATACGCAGACAACTGCATAAGGTAACCAAATGTATCGCTCTCATGCAAAGAATTATCAGCAAACTTCTTGAATGCAAAGTTAGAAGCAGTCTTAATATCCACTACTTCACCATTTATCTTGCAGTCAATGTGTCCTTTGATACCATCCAGAGACACTTCTTTCTGCTCATCAGTTACTTTGTTGTCTGTCATTCGTAATAACATTAGAACTATTTCTTCTAAGAGATGACCATACAAAAACTTAATGAAAGTCTGTGGAGTTATTCTAGAAGGGAAGCTATTAGTCTTTCTACTATCAAACCAGAGCTGCCTTAGAGGTTTTCCTATGTTAGACATCCTGATAGTAAACTCATTAGAAGGTTGAGGAGAAGCCCAATGCTTAATAACTTCTTTAATTGCTTCACCTGTCTGTTCTATAGCTTCATCTGATAAATCAATAGCTCCATCATTCAGTTTATCTAGTTTGTTGTAGATGGATTTCACTATAAGGTTGTCCATAATTGATCCCATTGTTGTTTGTGGTTTTCCAGTAGAGACTTAATAATTTCTGATTAACAAGTCCTATGTAATAGTCTTGATTCTGAGGAGAAAATTTCATATGTCTTTTACAACTGTTACAAAAATGTTTTTCTTTCCTGGTAAAATTTTTTGGTATTGTAGTTTTACACTTAATACATGGAGTATGTTTAAATAGATTCATTAGTGTGTCTCGCTCCAGTTATTACCTACATTGTATTCACCAGTAAGAGGACAATTAAGTTCTAAAGAGTTACCTGCTTGTTCAATAGCAAGCACTCCTAGATTACCTACTTGATTAGCTATGGTACACTCAGCTTCTATCTGCCATTCATCATGGACATTAGCAACAAAGTGAGTGTCATAAAGAGATAGGCTATTATTCAATATAACCAACGCTTCTTTCATAACGATAGCACCTGCACCCTGCAACAAAGTATTCAAAGCACTATGCTCACTCCTTACTCCAAGCTTTCTGCCATCAAGTCCTTTTAGATATCCATTTTTTTGGAACGCTCTTGATACTCTATTTCTAAGATCTGCAAATGCAGGGAGATTATCGAAGAAAGATTTTCTAAGTCTCGTTCCAGTTTCTTTGTTTCCTCCAGCCACACTCCCAAGCTTTTCATCTCCTGCTCCATACAAGAGTGCATAGATGAATGTCTTTGCCTGATCTCTAGATTCAAGTCCTGCAAGGTGCTGGTTAGCTGTGTGTATGTCTCCTGATATGATTTCATTAGTGTAATCCTTATCATTCATGTAGTGAGCTAACATCCTTAACTCAAGTCCTGAAGCATCAATACCTACTAACTTATAATTAGAAGGCACTCTCCATAAACCTCTAAAGTCTCTACCATAAGGAGCCTTAACACTAGGCACTTGTGCCATGTTTGGTTTCCTGTGAGTCATACGTCCTGTCACAGTTCCATTGTGTATGACATGACTGTGTACTCTAAATGTTGAAGGGTTAGCCTCCTCTATCCAAGAGTTAAGCTGCGCTATGCGCTTCTCTAACAGGAAATAATGCTTAATTAGTTTAGCTTCTGGGATATCTGTGACAGTCTCTAATACTTTCTCATTCAGTATTGCTCTGCCTTTATCAGTAAACTTAGTAGGCTTCCATCCAAACTCCTGCAAGTATTCAATGAGCTGAATCCTGCTAGATACATTTACCTCTTTAACTTCAGTCCTGACAACATGATCTTTATCAGTCTGCTGCATCTCAAGATACTCATCATCAGTTAGCCTAGTGCCTCCACCACATTCAGATACAGCGTTTCTTGCTACGCTGCCATCCTTTTTGTACTTAGGATACAGCTTAGTCTCTATGATCTTAGGCTTGAAGACTTCCTTGATACTATTCTCAGTCTTGATGATGTCTTTCTGAAGCTCACTCTGAATACCAGAAGCCTTATCGAAGTCCAGTAAGAAGCCATGTCTCTCTTGTTCACCTAATATCTCAGCGACACTATGCTCAAGATCAATACATTTTCTACTGTATCCTCTAGCTTCTTCTCGTAGCTCATGGAATACCCTGGTGTTCAGCTCTACATCTCTAATGCAATACTTCAGCATCTGCATAGAGTAGTGACTGTAATCATCAAACTCTATCTTTGGATAACGTAGTAAGGTTCCCCAATCAGCTAGTCTGTGTCCTGGCTTCCTGTCTGGACTACATAATCTGGAAAGAACTAATGTATCCAGTATCTCTTTACCTTTAGCAAAGTCAGGATAGTCCAGTATCTTTTTTACACAAGGTATGTCAAAGGTCAGAATGTTATGTCCTATTAAGGTATCTGCAGTATTAAGTAATGCTACAGCTTCATGTAGTTCATTAGGACCAAAGGATTCTATCTCCTCAGTATCTGCATTCTGAACTACAATGCACCATATCTTTGTATACTTAACACCATCAGTTTCTACATCGAATACCATTCTTAATTTATCGTCACTCATAAGATAGTCTCCTCAGTAATTTCCATATCGCTCAGATCTAACTCAGTCAATCTACCTGTTACTGTGTCGTAGATAATAGAACCTGCATCTCCTACCTCACCAGAGTATCTGTTCTTGAGGACTCTTAGCTTAGTTGTTCTAGCTTCACTTTCATCTTCTGCCTGTTGGTTTCTTTCAAGACCAATAACAGAATCAGCTATCTGAGCTATTACATGAGAGCCTCTAAGGTGACTAAGGTTTATCTCAGCTCCATTCTCATGCCCCTTGTTACCATCAAGTCTTCTTAGGTGAGAGACAGTAACAATAGAGATATCAAGTTCTTCACATAGCTCTCTGAACTTATGCATGATCTTGTTGATCTCTGAAGTTTCGTTCTCTCCTCCTGCAGCACTGATCATGTGAATGTGATCAATAAAGATCCACTTACATTCTGAACCTGCTGCCATGAACTTTACTCTATCTGCAATAGCATTTAGATTGTTCTCGCCAACGTGTTCATAGACCCATACTCTGTTCTTATTGTCTCCTTCAAACAAAGCATCATGCCATTCTGAAAGTCTAGCTACATCGTAAGTATCTCTCACACTGTCCTTGGATAAACGCTCATTAGCTTCAATAGACATCAAGCCATCAATGGTGCGTTCATAGCTTTCTTCAAGCATGACGATACCAATGTTGTCTTGAGTATTCTGTAGTAGCCAATGCTGTAGTTCACGACAGACTGCACTCTTACCTAACCCTGTACCAGCAGTAAGCACTGTCACCTCACCTTGGCGTAGTCCCTCAAGCTTTTCATTAAGTCCCTTCCAAGGGAAAGGTACAGATAGTTTAGTAGGTCTTTCCAGATACCTTCCTTTGTTATCGCTGACTGATACAAGTCCACTAGGCGTGTATGTTTTAGCTGAGTACCAAGCATCCATAAATGCCTTTTGTTCTCCTGCCATCAACATCTCATTAGCATCATTGTATTCAGAAGGAAGGCTGACTATCTTTGTCTTACCTGTCTGTAGAAGTCTGGCTACTTTCTCTGTAGCTTTCCTTCCTGGCTCATCCATATCGAAACAAAGCACTACGTTCTCAAAGCTATAAAGATACTCTAGGTTCTTTCTAACAGCTCTTTCTGCATCTGAAGAGGACTTCACTCCTATTGCAGGAAAGTTAGTACCTTTAGCATTCAGCATTTGATAACCAGACATAGCATCTATCTCACCTTCAAAGAGAGTGATGTATCTCTGTCCTTCTTCAAAGAGCTGCTTACCAAAGAGATCTACTTTAGAAGAACCATCAGTCCATACAAACTGAAAGGGTTCGTTATTTCTTTTCTTTATAACATCCCTTATCTTTATGACTTCTTCTTCACCATTGTAGTAAGGATAGTAATGTTTAATGTCATTACCTTGATCATCTCTAACTACTCTGACGTTGAACTTCTTTACGACAGGAAGCTGTAAGCAGCGAGATTCAATAGCACAAATCTCACCACCTGTAGGCTTAACTATCTTGGAAGGTTTAGACTGTCGAGGAGCAGGAACAATGTCCTCACCCCCTTCTCTAGCCTTGTTATATTGAGCAGGACTCCATGAAGTTTCACAAGCAAAGCAATGTGCGCTTCCGTTCTTGTACTCAGTAAGAGCATCACTACTGCCGCATTGTTCATTGATACAAGGTATGTGCTGGCGTTTATAGACGTTATCATCCATATCGTTGCTCCTGTTTTACTGTTGTTCTGGTTGTATGAGCATATCCTCAGTCAAATGCTCTTCTCTCATGGTTTTAAGGAAGGCGATAAGAGCGTGTTTACATACTAAAGCATTGTCTCTGTGCCGTACCATATCCTGCTCAGTCTGTCTTATTACTCTAGCTAATTCTCTAATAACCTGCTGTTTATCAGCATCTGCTTTGGATATATCATATGTTTTACCTTCAAAGGTTGCTGTATCTTCTGCCATCAGAATGCCACCTCATCTGGAGTGATATCCCCTTTAGCCTGTTCGACTAACTCAAGAACCTGTACGGCAAGAAGCATGGGTCTTTTATGTCTACCTTTACCATAGCTATAGGCTTCCCATTGAACCTTCACTTTACTGCCATTCTCAATGCGTTCCGCAAAAGATTCTTTGTCTTTATCCATAACGATAGGTGCTTCATTAGGATTACCATTGTAATCTGCTGCCCATTTAAGGAAGGTAATAACAGGCTTATTGGTATAATCCATCTTGCCTCCCTTATCTAAACGCATCCCTGCATTGAATCCTGCAGCTTTGAACTGTTCATATACCTCAGGCTCAACAGCTACATTGATTTCCCACTGGTACTTACCTGTTCCTGGTGACTGCTTCTCATTGTAGTCAGGTACAGCATCATAGACTTTTGCAAAATAGCTTTCGCCTTCTACTACTTTAGATAAATCAGACATCTAGTTCTCCTTGTTTTGCTGATTGTTGTTTGAACTCTTCATAAAGATCATAACCATTGTGGTCACAACCTTCTCCAAAAAAAACATTCATATAGTCGGGATCTTTATCACAGACTCTAGCAGTCATGGGAAGTTTATCTTTGTACATTTCTCCACCATACAACATAAAAAACTCACCCCACTCTTGCTTTGATAATCTAAGCATTGTGTATCTCTCCTTTATAAAGTTTATTGATAAACTCAGGAATGCAATCACGAACAAACTCATCAGTGATTTTTGCTTTGGTTTCTGCATACTTTCGCTTGGCTATCACAAAGGTGATGAAGGATTCCTGTACTTCTTGAGCAGGAACCTCCACCATCATTGAGTGAGCGAATGCAATAACGAATTGCTCTTCTATGAACTGACGTTCAGACATAAGAATCTCCTTTTACTTTATGCTGCTTGTAATAAAGTACAGGCTTTTCTTACGTTGTCTCTTCTGTCAATCCTGGTAGAAGCAATGTTCTTCTTGCTGTTTTCAGTGTTGCCATCAGCGTGAGTAGACCAGTGGGTCATGGCATTGTATACAGCCCAATGGTTACACCCTAAAACAGGTGCTTCTTTGCTGATGTATTGATTCCAAAGGAACTTGATATCCTTTGTCTTACCATCTTGATACTTCTTAGAAGCAAGTATCTCATTGAGACTCATCAATGGATCAACATCGAACTTAGCTGCTTTAGCCAATATCTTGAAAGCTTCAAAGTTGCTGACTGATTGTCCTTTCCAGTTAGCCCATCTCTCCTTTTCTCTTTCATAGGTAGAGATAGCTGAAGCTACCATGCGAGATCCTCTGTCAGGATTAAGACTCTTGGTATGCTTAGAGGTGTAGATACACAATGGATCTAACATCACCTGTCCATTGGTACACGCCATGCGAACAGCACCTGTCTCAATAGTGAAACACCAAGAGCCATCGTAACTGTTTCTATGTAGGATCTGAAGCATTGTCTCATCACCATTGCCCACATCAAACATATGTGCAGGAAGGTCATACTGAACAAGGTATCTGCCACCATCATGAGAAGTAGAGAACTTCCTACTTATTCCAGTAAGGTCCAGCCCAGAATTAAGAAGCATATTCTCAACAGTTGATACACACTCTATGGGTTGGTGTCCTAGCTTGAACTTAGTACCTACAACATTAACCAGCTCATTGTTTCTGGTATTGTAGATAACACGTTTCTTGTCATCAGTTTTGATTTGATTGTTGGATATATCAAAGTGTAATTCAGACTCAGCAAAGTGAGGTAACACACCATCTAAACTATCTAACTTATCTAGGTGTATTTGATTTTGGTTTCTTGAAGGGTTTAATGCGTGGATGTTGTTAGTCATTTTGTTTTCCTATGTTTTACTTTGGTTTTTAAATAAATCAATAAAAAATAATTATTGATATGTAAACTATGTAAAGGAGTTTAACTGTTATACAACCATAGTTATATACCAGACAGCCTACTTCCATAGTATCTCCACCTTTGGTTATCAAAAGTGAAAAGATTCTGTAGTAATAATGAAGAAAGTATGGAGTAAATGCAGGGATTAACATAATTTAGGTGCATGAAAGGGCAAACTTTAGGCCCACCAACCCTAACCTATAAGCATTATGTTTTAAGATGTCCCTGCTCACCTTGGGATCAAGGGTCAGCACTACTCAGGATACTCTATAAGTTTAACTTTGGAATAGTTAATTTTCCAACGTCTACCTTGGTCAGGTATCTCAGCAAATATTATATGTTGTATATCTGCTATATCATCATCTATGTTATTTCTCATCATGTGCCTTTTAAGAACATCTTCAGCGTCTTCTCTGAAGGCGGTGTATTGTACCCTGTTCCCTTCTAGTACTTCAGTCGAGAGGGCTAGGCTCATAGGTACAGCGTGTTCTTCATGGCCTTTAGCCAGACACAGAACGTCTACTGGTTTATCTATAGCCATTACTTATTCTCCTCTTCCTGTATCTGGTTTAGATTACCTTGAATTAGGAACTTAACGTGAACATATCCTCCAGACATAGAAGATATAGAGTTAGTAGATGGAGAAGTTTTTAGCCACTCCAGAAAAGTTTCAAGTTCTTTTATTTGCATAGTCATGCTGTTTCTCCTCAGTTAAAAGTATATCATCCAGTATCTCTTGTTTTATCTCTGCAGCTTCTTGCCTATCAAACTTAATAAGAAGCTTTATGTGGGATTTCTTGAGTCGATAGGTACTCCAGGTCATAGCCTCAGGTGGATCAGTGACAAGGGTATAAGGTATCTCTACCTCATTGCGTAGATAGATCATTTTCATGCTTCGCCCTCGTCTATCTCTTTGAGTGTCAGGTGTACGTCCTTCACTTCTACTAACGCTAAGAGATTAATGTGTGAAGATTCATTGATCATCTGAATAAGAATGTCAGAAGCAGGTATGTGTGAACCTTCTCCCATATCTGAAGAAGATATTCTTAAAGTAACTTGCTCTATTTTGTCTTCATAAATCATGGGTTACTCCCTGTATCCAGCGTATTTACTGTCAGGATCGACAGCTCCATTAGTCCAATCAGGTGGATCTATGTCCTCATCGTATCCAGTTTCAACAAACTCCTCATAATAGGTGTCCCCATCATGCTTCTCTTTAGTGGCTACATACCCCAACAGATTTATCCAGTGGTCCCTTGGCCCATAGGTATAGGTATACCCATTGTCGTGATCAGTACATACGACTGACCACATTTGATCCTCAGTGAATCCTAGATCCTCCATCTGTTTGATGTTGCTAAAGAAGTCTCCCGAATCTCTTCTTTGTTCCTCAAAAGGAAAGGTTCCTTCTATTATTGTTGTCATACTTCCTCCTCATCTAGTTCAGGTAGTCTCATATGTTTGTCATAGCCCCACCATTTTTTCTGCTTGTCTTTTAGATAAGCCTGATAGGGAGTTGGTTCTAAAACTGGATCTCCCTCTTCAGCACTCTCGACTTCTTCTCTATAAGCTCCTTGATTAATTTCAAGATTCCATTCGTGCAATGGGTTGCCTTGACAGGCAATGTGAATAGCTTGTTCTTTGCTATCAGCTTCAATGTATTTGTAAACACGATACTGATACCATCCTATAACTTTATATTTACTCATACTATTTCCTCTGTTGTTACGCCACGTTTCTGGCAGGGATCAGGTTCTTATCTTTGTAGACCTTCTTCATTCGTCTACCATGTGAAGGATAAGCAATGACTGATACACTCTTATCCCAACAAGCCCGACAGGTATCACACTTGCCACCTCTATCATAGGCTTCGCACAGTGTCATCCTAGATGTAATATCTTCTGGATGTTGAACAATGGTACTGGTGGTTTTGCCTTTAATGATTCCACCAGTGATACTGTCACTTGAATACCTAACAACTACATTAGGTAGTGCTTGCATCTTCTTGAAAATAAACGAATACTTTTTGAACTTATGGGATCTAGTAGGCATCCAGTGTTTGCACCAAGGTGTACGTTGCATCACTTGAAAGATCTTTTGTGCTAGTCCTACACAATAGACATCCCCACTATCAAACCATCTGAAGTATCTGGAGTTGTCTAACTCTGCTACCATGTCATCTACCCATGCATCACGCTTCCAATCCTGCTTGTTGTGATCTCTGATAGCTTTAACATTTTTGAAATTGTAGTTGCCATCAGTCGCATAGCATCCTTTACATGGATCGACTAGCTCTTTTGTTTTAAGATCTATGCTTCCTGGACAGGTGGTTCTTGCCTGTAAAGACCATGATTTGCAAGGCATCTTCCCTGCATTACTTAGTTTTAACATAGCTTGTTGTTCCTTGTTGGGCTAGTTTGATTTAGGTAATATAGAATCAAGATCATCTTTGAGATCTCTCATCTCTTCCATAAGTTGTACCATAGACTTGTCTTCATCAGGCGTAGCATCAAAGTCCAATGCTCTTTCAACAGCTTCGTCATCTCCTTCTATTAGCTGTTGATCTATTGGCATATCCTTTATGAACTGTAGATGCTGTTCTTCAGTTTGAAAGGTTATGCGTTTAATCTGCCTGTCAGTAGCAGAATGATGGATAAGTAGTGCAGCTTGCTTTGGGTATGGCATTGGTTACCTCCTATCAGGTGTAAATGTCCTGTTCGTAGAAATACTTCTCTTCTCTTTCAAAAAAGTCTTCATAGTCATCTAATGATTCAACATCAAAATCAGATGCATCTATCCAATTTGTGTACTTTCCATCCTCATTCATCCAGTTAATCTGGATAGGGACAATGGCAATAGATGGGTAATCTTCATCCCCTATTGCGTAATCTTCTCCCTCTACTGCATACCTTAGTTTCATTACTAAGCTATTAACAGATGATTCTATTTCGTCCATTGGCTATTGCTCCCCATTATTTAACTTTGACAATGATGTCGTTTTCTATTGTTACCTGTGCAAAGAATTCTCTGCCTAGGCCTGTGATGTGTGGCCTATTTGCTACAGTGAGTAGCCCATTGGATTCGTACTCATCCCCAAAAATGGAAGTCTCTGTATAGCTGAGTCTCTTCCCTATGTTTTCTTTGAGGTTCTTCTTTGATGGATAGTTCACTACTAGTGTCATGCTATTTCCTTTTTTGATTTACGAATAGATTACACCCACAATCTGCAAAGATTATGGAAGTATGATGGTTTAAAAATGAAAGGCGGGTAGGACGTAGATCCTGCGTGGTTCTCTGGCAGTTATCCAATATGGAATATCTCTTTATTACTACGTTGATCCTACCCTGTTAAAAATGAATGTGTTTCTAATGCTTTCTATAAAGCTCATATTATCAGGTTCATAATAATCTAATGGATTACGCATAAAATCATAAAAGTTATGTCCATTTATATTTTTATTTTTTATCCACATTTTTTTCGCTATTTTCCGCATTTGTGGAGTAAGACGTTTATTACGAACAGCATCGAAAAATGATCGCTGTCCTTTTTGAATAAGCATTATTAATGAATCCATATCTTTTATTATTTTGTTGTCGCCCTTATTTTCTATAAAGTAAAGATGATAAAGCTTAGTTAGTTCGCTTCTGTCATCATTTTCATAAATTATTCTGTCGTAATTCTTCTCAATATCTTTTTGTTTTTTAGCTCTACCCTGCACGTTATACCTGGGTTTTTCTTCTTTGATTGCTCTTGATTCTGCAGTCAAAGCTTCCTCTCTTGTGTCGTAATGCTCAGTTTTTAGCGTTGTCATTTCTTTAAACCAACAAGATTGTCCTTTGTGGCCCTGCATACGATTCATTACTGAACATGATATACCAATATAAAGCAGTTCGTTGCTCTGATTAAATGCTCTGTATAAAGTAGTAAATCCTGCCCTGTACATTGTTACACCTCCTTACAACAAGGACTTATACGTTGTTATTGGTTTATAGGTATACACTATCTCAAATGTATACTTATAAACCTATGCACCTATCTAGTTTGATAGATGCTAGGTTTAGGTGAATGTTAGCCATTGACTACCGCTTCAAGTTTTTGGATCGGATCAAAGGCTTCTAGTTCTACTTCGTAGAATTTGCCTACAGCTTCCAACATCTCATCCATAGATAGCCCACTGTTATCGGCTGACTTGATAGCCTTTTCAAACTTCTCTAGTGGCGTAGCTTCAGCAGTAGGTTCGATAGCCAAGTAAAACTCTGGATCAAATGGTGCTTTGTTAGATCCTTTGCGTAGCCCAAAAGCTTTTGATTCTTTGCGTAGTTCTAAGCCTATGCTCTCAGCGTATTCCTTTATGTTCTTTTTTGTGAGTGCTTTAAACTCTTTCGGCTTGTGTAAGTCATTGATTACATTGTATATATGCGTCAATGGTGCAAAGTTTGGGCTATCTTGATTCGCTTGATCTGCTACGAATCCCATACAAGGCGGAAGAACTGCGCTTGCTTTAGCGTTAACAGTATCTTTTGCAATGGTTTTTAGTTGAGATTTAAAGTTAGTGTTTCCAATTTCTGGTATTTTCATGATGATTTCCTTTTAATAAGTTTATTTATAAACGATTGGTATATGCACACTCCGAAAAATGCACATATGAAATCGTTTATTTCATTATGCTGTAATAGCTTGCTCTCGCAAATTCGCTTTATTATTGCGGCCTTTCCTTATTTAGTAGGTATCTACCAGTGACAGGGGTCAACCAACACTAGAATCATGGCTGTTCACATCCCAAATAAACTAGGGTATGCATTCATTCGCACTATGTAGCTAGTAAGATTCCTTATCCTCTTAAAAACTTCAGCAATTAAGATTCCTTATCCTCTTATAGCCTACGAACTACACCTATTGATTGGGCCTTTATAGGTACGCCCTTTTAACCTTACTCATTCCTGATAGTTACTAGATCTAAAGGTGGTAGCTCTATCAGCCGGTTAATATGTCTTAACTTGGAAACCATTAAACCAGTTAAAAATTGAGATGTTGTGAAAGAATAATGGACTGGTATGGAGGAATAATGGAAAGAAAGTGAATTAGGGAGATCTCTTTTAATTAATATTAGATATAAGATATTAAAAAAGTTTCTTAAATCGGCTCAAATTGCGTCTAATGGGATTTTTTTCAGATCAAGAATTTTGAATATATTTAAAGTTTAAAACTATCTAAATTCTTGAAATGATAGATAAAAGCTATCTATTGGGAGTGTGAGAAAATAATATTTTAAGTGAGTGCTTACTAACTTATAGATTGTCAATATTGAGAAAAAATGTAAGTAAGCGTTCACTAACTAAATTTTCAATTGGTCATTTTTCAATATGTAAGTAAGTATTCACTAACAAAAATTAAAAATTTATAAAAATTAAAAATAGTGAGGACTTACTAACCAAATTTTGAATAGGGTCAACAGGGTAGGCAGGAGGCCATGCCACCCCCCCTATATATATAAATGCAATATCATACATTTTCAGAGATTTTGAGTTGTCAATATAAGGGGAAACAAATGACCCCCTAATACCCCTACTCTACAACAGATATATTAAAAAATCTGGGAGCGCAATAGGTAACATAGTTAACCTATGTAAATAGGAAGGGGAACGAAATAGGGAAAATATTTAGAATAGTGAGAAAATAGTTAAACTATGTTAAAACTAATTATAAATAATTATTTATAAATTATTGTTTTATTGTGTTTAAAACAGTTTAACGATTTTAAAAACAGTTTAACTATTTAAATACCAGTTTAACTAAGTAACCTATTTAGAATATTGTATAGCTTATATTAAACATAAGCAAGACTTTGTGTTATTTGTTTTCTTGTGGTAGGTTCTATTGAGTCACTTTAACCATTACTGGTACGTTTATTCATTTGCCTATGTCAGACATCACACAATACATACCTGATAGAAACAGAAAAAGAGAATACACAGAGAAACAACAAAGCTTTCTTGATAATCTTGTTTCAGCAGGAGGTGATGCCAAGATAGCAGCAGACTTAGCAGGGTACGCCCCAGGAGTCTATCCTCAGGTAGTAAGAGCCTTAAAAGAAGAAATCATAGAGCTGGCTTCAGAGATATTAGCACAATCAGCTCCTAAGGCTGCTATGAAGCTCGTAGAGGTCATGGAAGCTGATGCCCCTATCCCACAGTCAAATGTTAAAGTTCAGGCCGCACAGACGATTCTAGACCGCATAGGGCTTGGAAAAGCAGATAGGGTAGACGTTAATCATAATATATCAGACAATACAGGGGCATTATTCATTCTTCCTGCAAAGAAACCATCAACAGTAGATGCTGATTATGATGAGATTTCCAAAGACTAAACCTAAAGGCAAAGGGTTAACACCTTTTGGCTATGTCTACAATGAAGACACTAAACTACTGGAAGCTATTCCAGGCCATTTAGAAACCTTAGAAGAAGCTTTACAGCTTTTTGAAAAAGAAGAACTGACTTCATTACGACAGGCAATAGATTATATTAAATCTAAAATACCTGACGCTAAGATATCTCATCAGACATTCTCTAACTACTTACAGAAAGAAGGTAAGCAGCGTAGACAATACACCTATCACTCTGCTGTCAAAAAAGACAAAGATGCTAAACAACGCATCAGACAGGATAGAAAGCGTGTTAAGCAGTTAGAAGGTAAATTATCTACAACTAAACAACGACTAAGAGACAAAGAAAAAGTATTTAAGAAACTAAGTGAAGAACCTGATAAATCTACCATACATGGTAAAGTTGTAGACATAGAGCCTATATCAGACGTATTTAAAAATGATATAGAGCAAGCAGTTGTGTTTGCTCCTAATGAAGGACCACAAACAGAATTCCTGGCCGCATCAGAAACAGATGTACTCTATGGGGGAGCAGCAGGAGGAGGTAAGTCTTATGCGATGCTTGTAGATCCCCTACGATACGCACACAGAGCTGTTCACAGAGCATTGATTATCAGACGTTCCATGCCGGAACTAAGAGAACTCATAGATAAATCAAGAGAACTCTATCCTAAAGCCTTTCCAGGTTGTAAATACAGAGAAGTGGAGAAAATGTGGAATTTTCCTTCAGGAGCCAAAATAGAGTTTGGTTTCCTTGAAAGGGATGCAGATGTGTATCGTTATCAGGGACAAGCTTATAGCTGGATAGGGTTTGATGAGATTACACACCTGCCAACAGAGTTTAGCTGGAATTATCTGGCTTCAAGATTAAGAACTACTGATTCAAAGATAATCCCTTATATGCGTTGTACTGCCAACCCTGGCGGTGTAGGAGCACATTGGGTAAAGAAAAGATATATTGATCCCTGTATACCTGATACTAGCTTTGAAGGGGCTGATGGACTAACAAGAAAGTTTATCCCTGCCAGATTAG